TTACTCCAGTCGATAGTTATACTCTTTTATAAGTCTAATCAGGACATCTGTACCATCTCCTTTGAGTGCTTCAACTTCCTCATCCGATAACTCTTGCTCACTTAACCAAGCAGAGAAATCAACAACATTGGCTACGTTGTATTCCCAGTAGTCCCCCCAATCCCAATAGTAAGTATCGTGTGTAACTTGAGTTCCGTCTGGAAACTCTAAAACCATGTATGGATTGCTTGCAACCCCATAACTAAAGCAAAGTTCACATGTACCGAATTGCGTTTCTTCTGGTTCGCAACCAATATCAATCACTTTAATTCCTTTCATCTGTTTCCTCCTAAAATAATTTAATCTGTGACTTGTATTCTTCCAGTCTGGCCAGAGCTGATTGGTAAATCTGCTTATCTTTTTCGCGAGCAACATATTCCAACCCTGCTTCCTCAAAAGCGATCAAGCTACTAGCTGAGCCAACATGTGTATCTAAGATTCTATCGCCTTCTTTAGCATATTTTTGGACTAGCCAGCGATACAAATTCACGGGTTTCTGTGTAGGGTGTATCCGTTTTTCATTCAATCGTTTATTTCCTTGCTGGACATGACCCTCTGCAATGGATTTACCCTGCATCATACCGTTCCACATGTAGCGAAATAGTCGTACGCTGTAGTGCTTGCTACAGAAGGCAATTTCGCAGTCTGAAAAACTTGACTGCCCATTGACTTTACCCCAGACGATACGACCTGGACCAAAATCATACTGGAAACAATTCACACCCCAAATAATCTGATTTTTCGACACTCTGAACAGCTCATCAAAATAATCCTTGCCGGGTACATCCCATTTGCTTGTCTGCCCATACAAACGTTGTACGCCTATCAGGCTTATTTTACGCCCATAGAATTTCCGTTTTTCAGGTCCGCTGAAGTAGGGCGGGTCTACAATTGCAAGGTCAAAATAATTGTCAGGATACTCACGCATCACGTCTATGCAGTCTGCGTTGATAAATTTACTCATGACACTACTCCAACCTCCTCGCTATCGCCTCAATCACATTAACTGTGACTGAGTTGCCAGCACGTTCCATGCCAAGACGGAAACCACCTATGCCGGCAAATAAGTCTAGGAATTTCAAGAACATTCCTCCACTTTCCCACATTTTTGGCATTGACGTTTAGGAGAAATTTTTCCAGTATTCAACGCGATAAAGCGCGGTAATTCCTTCCAAGAATGTTTACAAAATAGTCTTTTCATATCACTTATTATTTTCATTACTTCCCTCCAACCAGTCAATCACCTTTTGAAACATCTCCGCTTGAGCTAACTGCCACCTGTCAAAATCAGATTCAGCAGGTATACTATCATCGTATCCAGCCAACCTAAGGTCTCTCTGCTCTGTTAAAAATTCGATTACTTCAGTTTTGGTCATTTGTATTCTCCCACTCAAAATTGATAACAATCTTAATGATATCTACAATAGTCTTATGCGCCCTGTCGTTAGCACTCGAAGACCATTTGTCCCACACATCACGGAACGGCATGAATCCTCTATCAAAACAATGTTCCATAGATTCTGTAGAATAAACATCCTCCTTTTCTAAAATATCATCGTATTCATCTAATTGTTGGCGGTATGACTCGCCTAAAATCTTTGTAATTTCAAAACTTGTGTCAGTACAACCTCTTAAATAAGACCTGCGAAGATTATCCAAATAAAGTAATTTGTCCTCAAATGTATAATCTTTATTGGTTCCTCTAGTAAAGTTCACAAAACTCTTTTTAACCAAATCTTCGAAATCATCAGGTAGACATTCTGTCTCAATAGTCTCAATATAAGGCAATCTAATTTTCATTCATTCTCTCCAATCTTCTCGTTTCGCCTTTGTAGAGAGCGTACTCTTTTTCTGACACTACCATCAACTACCTCCATATCTGGTCCGATGATACTCCTCGGCCATACGATCCAGTTCGGCTACAAAATCATCACCAGGCAAAGCCATCAAGCGAGCCTTTTCAGACATACGTAGCGGATAATTCGCTACCTGCCAATCCATCATCTTGTCTAACTTCAAAAAACCGTCCATTAGTCCTCCACCTCTATAATTTTAAAATTCCCATGCAGATACAACTGCTTTGCCATTACGACACCAACCTGCCAATTTGCGTACCGAAAGGCCTGACGCTCATTGCCGTAGAAAATTTCCAAACCAGTTGTCGAATGCCTTACATCACGGACAAAAGGATTGTCTTGCTTAAGGCCGTGTTTCAGTATGACCCGTTTTACCTTGTCTAATCCTTCCATAAGTTCATAGCCTCCAAAAATTCAGGCGAAACATCAACATTCTTAGGCAGTTCCTGTTCTTGTTGCCTAGCTCGAACGAGTTCTACTGTCAGTAACTTATCATTCTTCCAATTTCGTAAAATCGCTTTGATATAATTCCATACAGGTTTATTGCGAAATACCCCTTCTTTAAGAGCTTCCCTTATTAATTCAGGGCTAAGCCCTTCTTCAGTAGCAAATTTCTGGATGTCCTCAATTTCAAATGGACTTAATAATCTTCCAAAGCCAGCTTCGAAATCTTTGAATAATTGCTTGATTGAATAATCGCTATTATTTATACAACTACTACTAGATAAGTTTATATCTATATCTTTCTCTTGTTCTTTCTCTTTCTCTCCGTTACCATTTGTTTCATCGCTGTTACTTTGTAACACTTTTTGGTTCTCACGATGCTTGCGAACCCTACGGGCACTTGCAGTTTCACTACCTACCATCTCTGGGACTTGCTCCAAAAAATACTCCCTATCCGATATTTTTGATAACAGTTTTTTGGACTGTAAAAAAACAAGGGTAATTTTTACATTTTCCACATCTTCGTCAATTACCAGCGCAATTTCTTCAGCCAAGTTATCAGCGACCCCGTCAAAAAATAGAATCCCGTTATCTTCCAGGCTCAACAGCATCATCTTAAGATAGATAATCGTGTGAGTGTCCCCTCCTGCTATTTTTCGAAGCAACTTCATTTCCTTGGATTTGAAGAAATCCTGTGCGAGTTGAATCCAATAGTACCGCTTATTTGCATTTGCCAATCTCTATACCTCCATTCTCCTCCCACATCTCAGCATTTACATCTTTATTAAACAAGTCCTGCTGATAAATTCTAGCCTTCTGCCAAGTATCAAACGACCGTTTTTGGTAAAATCTATAACCACGCTTAGTCTTGGTTTTCTTTGCCACAATCCAGGCCATAGCTAGACCTCACGATCTGCCAATAGCTCGGCTTGGCACTTATTGACATTTTCTAAGTAGTCAATCCGTCTGCGTAGCTCATCAATCAGCCTAGCCTGACCAACGCATTCCTGATTTTTCAGTAAGGCCAGTTTCTTATATTCCTTGGCCGTGTGCCTAGCGTTAGCCAATTCACGTTCAAGTTCATGTTGGCTTTGAGGGATATAGTCATCTTCCTCAACACTCAAAAACTTTTTCATCATGTCCCAAAATTTCATATCATCCTCCGTAGTATCTATGAATCTGCAAGTAACGCAGATTTCTTTCTGGTTGTTTTTCTTCAATAGCAGGCTCATTGACTTCAATCTCAATCTTCATCGGCTTACGGATCAGCCAAACTAAAATTACAGTCAAGACTGCAATCAAAATCAAGCCCTGCTCAGTTGTCAACATCAATTCTTCTGTCATATCACTGTCCTCTGCCAATTATTGTGGTACCATTCAATCACTGCATCGCGAGGGTACTTCTCGCGAGCATTCGGAATACGTGGAAAATCTTTGTGACAATTAAATCTCAAGTCAAAGGTTCCAGTATCCTTTGTTCCCAAGAGCATTTCCGCACATTGTGACTTATTGAGTTCCATTGGGTATCGTCGTTTTTCGTCCATGACAACGTGCATGACCTTTAATGCTCTATCCATTAGCCCAGCTTCAAACTGGTCCAACATTTGAATCATTAGATCATTCATGATATAATCCTCTTGTAATATTTATTTGTGAGCCTGATTGCCGTCAGGCTTTTTTGTTCACTATCCAACACGTCTATCCTCGATAACATTTTCTAGGTGTCCCTTGTATGTATTTATAAATATATTTGAAATTTCATAATACATACTTCTAGCTATTTCGATATCTCTACCGTCTAACTCCATAACATTTTTTGCTCCAAACATTAAGCAAACAAGTTTTCTGATAAGCGTTTCTGGATCAGCATATAACGACGGTTTAGTGAACATAAAACCATCTCCCCAACGGCTTCTCTCATGCACAAGTTCTGTAAGAGATATGTGATAAGCAGGTGGTCTTTTCGACTGTTCCTGTACATACTGAACAATCTCTGGATATTCTCTATTTATTTCTGCAACTCTTTTATCAATAATAGCTAGGTCTTTGAAAACAGAATTATTTGCTTGTGAGGTAATTTTTTTAGCCACCTCTTTAGCAATCAACTCCTCTAGTTCATTTTTGTTTATTGTTATTGTTTCTGTATTCATTGTGATATAATACCTTTATATAGTTTTTCATTGAGCCTGATTGCCGTCAGGCTTTTTTGCGTATTACAATTCATAAGCATTCATCTCCGAAATTTTCATTTTGGTGTTGGTGCTTGGTTCCCATGTCATCCAATAGGACAATGCCGCATCAGCAAATTTCTTTGGCAACATATCATAGCGGTTGATGTTGAAATGGTCTTTAAAATCAACCTCAGCTTGTCGAAAGACCGACTGTGCAAAGACTTTATCAGCATAGGCTGGACTGTCCATTCCACCTAGACAAGCGACGACACGAGCTTTTCTCTTCTTCAGCAAGGCTTGAGCAAAGCTAGGATGAATTGGTTGTTCATTTTTGAGATAATCTACATCTTGAGCCAATGCCAACTGCTGCTCTTTCAGTTTTTTCTGACCAGTAAATAGAGCGATAAAAGCCTCATCAGATAAATTTTCTGGCACATAAGCTCCCTGTTGCCGAATCTGTGGCAAAACTTCACTGGTGACCCAACGTTTGAATTCTTTGGCCTGTGGCAATTTACTGGATAAAATTAGTGAATAGAGACCAGATTCATTGATGATGATCATATCTTGAATACCACCACTTGTAGGGATGCCCTGTTTTAGGGCGTCCTCTTCATCAACATGAAGTGCAATCGCATTTCGTGATTTTGAATAGCCTAAAATATCAGCCACATCTTTCCCAACAAACCATGGCTCATTGTTAATCGTTACAGTACGGACTTCCTGTCCGTGGAAAACAAAAATTTCGTTCATAAAATTCCTTTCTAATTTGGTATAATAAAAATAAAAACGATCGGAGAATTTTCATGGATTATGCTATCTTTATTCAACCTGCTATCAGTATCGTAGTAGCAATCATTTCAGGTGTTTGGTCATATCTTGCTTCTAGGGCAAATAATAAGACCGAGATTGAAAAACAAGCCAAAGAGCATGCTCATGCCGTAGAAAAACTCGAAAAAGAGTTTCAGTATCAGCTCAGTACACTCAAACAGCAACACTCTCTTGAAATTGAAAAATTAAAACAATCACACGAGTTAAGGTTGCAAGAACTTGAAAAAGTTTCCAGTCTTGACGCTGAAAAGGATAAAGCTCTGAAATTAAATGAATTTGCATTCAAAGCACTAACTGGCGAAGTTGATCTTGATAAAGCACTTGCAGTAAATGACAAAGTGAACGCTTATAATCGAAAACAATCACTTCAGGAGCAGTTCATTCAGAAAACCTCTAAGAAATCATAAATCGAACTCTTGTCTAATCCTATCTATCTCTTTATCATGCCGATTTTGATATTCTTTTATGCGTTTTTGCCTGTCTCTCTTAGCTAAGAAATAGGTTCCAAAACCAATAAATAAATTGATAAAAATTACAAAGTAAAACCAAATTAAAAAATTCACACCATTCCCCTCCTTATTTCTCCAAGTGCCACCACAGTCTCCCACACATCTAACCCCTCAAGGCTATCAATGATCAGTTGACTGAGCTGGTAGTTTTTCTTTTGCCAGTTCTGAATTAGTTTGCTAGTCATCATCTTCCACCACATTCTGCACTTCCACAACCTCTACATGGGCCTGCTTGACTATCAAGTCTTTAGAAGCACAGTATCGTATCAAAATGCTCACTGCTTCACCGATTTTCAAATCATGCTCATTAGCAAAATCTACAACGTATTCATACGCGTCCGATTCGATACGGACCACTTTTTCAGCTATTTTCATGTTTCTACTCCTCTTCAAAACTCTCCCAACTCTCAGAAATTCTGAGTTTCTTGTTTACTTTTAGCTTGAGGTCATCGCTTCCATGCCCCTCTTTGATTAAACGAGTGACCATGGCTGGTGAAACACCAAGCACAATCGCAAAGTCTGACTGCGACCAACCACGTTCGTGTAGTCGCTTTTTAACCAAATCAATCCATTTTTGATGTTGTTGGCTCATATTTTCCCTTTCTATTTTTGGTATAATTGACTTGAAATCTTTATTGAAAGGAGGACAAGTCATGAAACAATTTATTCTCGATTGTATTGGTGACCGTGATGATTTTACAATCACAATCACTTTCTCAAACGGAGACAAGATTGACTTTTTCCAAGTCTATGACGACTGCTCTGAAACTGCTAATGCCATAGACCTTGTTGAAGTCGGAACAGATTTCCGTCATCTAGTCAATCTTGACTACGTTGTTCACGTTCGACTGAACGTTTGATTTCTTGACACCTAATCCTTGTGCTTAGGTGTTTTTTGCTGACAAGCCCTACGCTTAATTGCGATTTCTAAACTTTTGATAAGACCCCCTGGCTGATGAATACCTAGGACCGAAATCTTTTTCAAGCTTGAAATAGCTTCTTTATAGGTTTCTGACGAAAGCAAAATCTCATCAACCATATTCTCAAAATGTTTTTCAATGATTTCTTTCATCACTTTCTCCCCTCCTTTCCATAAAATAAAAAACGATCCTATCCAACTGATAGAAACGTGGTATAATATTTAATGGCACTTACTATACGCCTTAGAAAGGGAGGTATAGAAAATGTTGCTAACAATTCTCATCATCTTTGCAACTGCTATCATCAACAGCATTGTCGGCTGGATAGTTCATCGGCTGCTAGACCGATTAGTTGACAAAGATAGCTAGTGCCTTCTAGCACAGAAAAAAGCCCCTAAGTCTGGCAGGACCTAGGGGCTTTCTGTCGGCACAATGTGCTAACAATTCTCATTTCTCCTATATCTTACCACGTTTCTATTCACTTGTCAAAGGACAATGTTCTTGAAACAACTGAATAGAAACATGGTATAATATAGAGTGGCGTTAGTCACAAATCTCCGCCCTTATCCATAGGGTGAATGGAGGTGACGACATGGAAAACTTACTAGAACTTCTCTCTCATCCACTTACTCTAGCAACCATTCCAGTTCTTTTGAATTGGTTACTAGGTAAGTTTGATAAGAAGGACTAACAGCCACCCCCTCACTATCTGGCGAAGTGAGGGGATTTTTTGTCGTAAAAAAACCTCCAAGCTGGCGACCTGGAGGTAAATACATGGAGAACTCTTACCTGTACTAAACAGGACTAGACTTCTCTTTCATCCACCCTAATCTTACCACGTTTCTATTCACTTGTCAAAGAACTTAGTTAAAAAGTTAGTAAATCTCTTGACAAAAATTAAATCTAGTATTAAAATCAATGTATAAAGAAAACACTTGATAAAACACCGTTCAATCAATACATTCTGCTCGCCAAAGCTATTATTTTTTTGAATTAGTTTTAACTTTCGTTTTCACTAACTCTTTAACTTTACAAAAACTATTTTAGCACTAGAGTTAACTTTTGTCAACACTTTTAATTCTAGAATTAAAATATTTTTGTCATCCTTTAGAAAGGTTGATAAATAATGTCAACAGCATTTGAAAGAATAAAAGAACTAGCTGATAAACAGGGGTTGTCTTTAAATGATCTTGAAAATAAGCTGTCCATAAGTAAAAACTCTCTTTATGGTATTAAGAAAGCTAATCCTAAATCTGATAGATTACAAGAAATCGCCGACTATTTTAACGTGTCGACAGACTACCTGCTCGGACGAACAGACAACCCACGGATTGCCAGCGATGAAACTGAGAAGTTTTACTTTGAAGGAAAGGAAGTTGATGTTGAGCACTTAGCTAGCACAGCCATGCGATTCAACGGTAAGCCTCTATCTGATGAAGATAAGAAAGCAATTCAGAACATCATCGAAATTTATTTAAGAAAGTGAGGAAAAGTGATGACAACTTTAACACTAAATACAACACCACATCAAGATAACTTGATTGCGGAGTACCTCAAAGAACATAACACCAAACTAGATGACTTAGTGACAGAAATGCTCCTGGAAAAACTAGAAGACGAAGCCGACCTCAAAGCCTTACGAAAGGCACAATCAGAAGACGATGGCACACGCTACACCCTATCAGAAGTCGCAAAGGAGTTAGGCTTTGCAATATAAGGTAAACCTGACCAAAAAAGCTGTCAAACAGCTCAAAAAACTAGATAAGCATATCGCAAGAGAAATCTATAATTGGATTGTAGATAACCTAGACGGCTGCACTAACCCACGACAACACGGAAAAGGTTTAGTTGGCGACCGCTCAGGAGAATGGCGTTACCGTGTCGGAAACTACCGTATTATCGCAACTATCCACGATGATATTGTCACCATCGAAGTTTTTCAAATCGAACACCGTAGCACCGTTTATAAACTAAAACGATAAAGGATTGATTGCCCGTGACAGAGAAAGAACTTTTTGAAGAGTTTGGGGTAAAAATTGAAATCTATGAAAATCAGTTATTTGAGGATGAAGCTTTCTATATCCCCGAATTACTGACTATGTTCTTAAGTGATGCAATCCCTGAAACAAAGAGAGTGCAAGTCACTCTACACGAACTTGGCCACAAAGGACATATGCCACACATTTATCGGATGTTCCGTGAAAAATGTGAACTAGAAGCCAACAGAAACATGATCCATCACCTTTTGAAAGAAGAATTAGAAATTGCTGAGGATCGCACTCAATTTAATTATCTGGTTTTTATGGAAAAGTACAAACTAAAGACCATAGCGGATGAGGCTATGGTCAAGGAAGAATACTATAATTTAGTAAGTGGATATTAGATAAAAAACAAAAGGAGTTTACTATGAAAAGAATAATAACAGGAACAATTACTCTATTATCTGTTGTAACACTTGTAGCGTGTTCACAATCAAATAAAGAGACTACTACATCAACCAGTAAAGCACAAACAACACAATCAGAGACAACCACAGAAGTCAAGGTTGATAATAGCCAATACGACAGCGTTGTAGCTGAAATCAAGTCAGCTTTGGATCCAAATAATACTGGAGAGGTCACAGTTGAAATTAAAAATAATGTTGTTGATTCCGAATACCCAGACGGACATAACATTATCCAAGTCTTGCTGACAGGTGAGTCGCAAAAATCAGCCAAGGAGGCTCTTGATGCAGTTTATTCAAATACCGCAACAACAGAACAAAGCAATGCTATCACATTGCTCCGTATGACTATCTCCGAATTGGCTAAAAAATTGCCAGATGACACTACTGTGATAAATTTTGGATATGAAATCTCTGCTGATCAGTATGACTTGATTGCAAAATCATCAAAAACTCAAGACATCATTCCAGTTGGTGAATTGATTGTAGAATAAAAAAAAGCCCTACGCTCGACAGTTTGGCGACCAAGAGCGTAAGGCGAATCATGTATAGTAAAAACCTGCTTTGCAGTAGGTCTCTTTACTATACCCATTTTATCAGAAAATGAGGTAAAAAACAAATGGCATTCTATAAAAAGCTCTCATCTGGTTGGCAGTATCGTGTTTCCTATAAAGATGCCAATGGAAAATACCGTGAGAAGTCTAAAAAAGGTTTTAAGACTAAATCACAAGCTCAAGCGGCTGCCATGGAATTAGAGCTGTTCTTAAAGAAAAACACATTTGTCAACAAAGACCAGAGTCTCTTAGAATACTACGAAAAATGGGCTAAAATCTATAAAAAGCCTCACGTTGCTGAAAGAACCTGGAAGAAGTACCAGCAGACCGAAAAACATATAAAGCAGTATTTTGGAAATACACTTCTTAAAGACATCACACCTACCCACTACCAAAGTATTGCTAACAAGTTTACACAAAAATATTCACAGGAAACAGCTGACAATTTCCACTATCATATCCAATCGGCTGTCAAGGTTGCTGTCCGTGAAAAAATCATCGATACCAATTTCTGTGAGGGGGCTATCGTCAAATCAAATCTAAATAGAAAGTCCGTTGAAGACAAGTATCTGGAAGAGCATGAGTATCTACGCTTGATTGACATGTGTAAAGACAATATCCAATACCATTCCTATTTTACAATCTACCTTGCAGCAGTGACTGGTTTACGCTTTGGGGAGCTTCTTGGTTTACGGATAGAAGATATTGACAAAAAAGGACAAATGCTGCATCTCAAGCAAGCCTTTGATTATACCTTTACTATGGATTTTATACCCCTAAAGTCCAAAAGTTCAGAACGTTCTGTCCCTATTGATCAGCATACTCTAAAACTTATTCAAGCATATCTAAAAAATCAAAAAGGGCCAAATAAGGACAACAGACTGATTCCAAATATCAGCAATGCGGCAGTCAATAAAACGATTAAGAAAATTGTGGGCAGACCCGTCACTATCCACTCGCTCCGACACACTTATGCTAGTTTCCTGATTGCTCAAGGTGTGGACTTGATATCCGTCTCTCAAATCCTAGGGCATGAAAATCTCAATATTACACTTAAAATATACGCTCACCAGCTGGACAAGCTGAAAGAGAAGAACAACGACAAAATTCGGAACATCTTTGATAATTTCGGACGAATTTCGGACAAATAG